CGAATTGGTAATAATCTCAAGAGTATGTCAGCCTTAAATAAAATGATACAAGGCTAAAGCAGTAGATTCTCTTGTATGACCTTCACTGCTGATAAGTACATAACGAGATTTCCTTAAATTATGACTGCTTTGAACATTCCCAATCATGTAATCTAACGTAAGAAGCAAATACCCTAAAGCAACACGGTTAATGGTGTCACTACCACTACCTACATATAAAATGACAATTACGTTGCTTTTCTTGATTCTCTTGGTGATTTCATGTCTGATATCTACTCAAACGCTCATGACTTGAATTATTGTCCCAAAAGCATATCCGTAGACAAGAAGGACACACATGACGCCTTAAGTTTCTATAGTATCACCGCCAGTTACGCCGGACATTAGCTAGCTCCTAAATCAGACGTCAATTATGGGAAGAAAGGTCGCTATGATTTTCATGAGCTTTAACGTAGTCTTCATGAGAAAGTTATGAAATTTGTTGCTTTTGAAAAATCTCACATGATGCACAACATCACTCAGAAGCTGCGGATAAGATACGGCAATGAATGCTCATCCTTATATAACAGATAGCTTCCATAATTTTTAGCTGGAATCTGCGTCTTAATTTAGAGAATTCCCTCATTGCGAGCTCCCGTCGAGCTTGATTTGAAGAACTAAAGGAGAGTCACTAAGGAGCAACTCTAGAAATTGAAGGTTATACTAAATCTCTGTTTCGGACTAAGATGGGCAATGATAACCAATGAAGGCAACACACATTTGCTTAAGCCCTTCATTAAGGATCAACCCGAGTCTGTTATGGAATACGACATTTAGTTGACCAGGATGATCTGTTATCAGTACTTGAATAAGGAAGACAGATAGGAGACTTATTTCTACCTTCATCCCGAAGCTAGAGACCTTTAGCCCGCTTAGGAAGCACCAGTGGTTGAACAACCCGTTGTAGCTCCTCAAGTCATTGCTCCTGAACCACTCCTCGATGGGGCGAATGCTCCCAATGTCCAAGAAGATCCAGCTGCGAGAGGCAATGTAGTATTCGGATCTCAAATAAATGAAGCTGACGAGGAAGATGAGGAAGATCCAGTCGTCGCTGAGGAAGCAAAGTAAGAAGAAGTGAAGGTAGAAGAGCCAGTTGCAGAAGAGCCTTCTCAAGCCTAACCCGAAGTTGAAGTCAAGCCTTTCGCGATCCCTATTGACTTCATCAATTTTCTAGCTCAATTTTAAATGGCAATTGCTTACATTCGCGAGTAAGAAGTCAAACGTTATGGAGAGTTTAAAACTATCTCTATTGAAGAAACTGATGTCATGCACTATTACATCTGTAATGCTTACAGAAACGGTGGCAATAAAACAAGCACTCCTCTAGTCTTTAGTAGACCAAACAACACTAATGAAGATCGTCTCTATAACAAAAGTCTACCTCTGGGTACTGTACATATTACCAGGAAATAAGAGGAAGATTGCGATGATACTCCGGCTCTTAGTTCCCATAACAAATACGTCGTTTATTTTTCCACTTTGAATGCGAGAGAAGCTTCCAGCATGTCCATGATGCTCATCACCATACATAGTGACGGCGCAACTCTCTATGAAAATGAAGGCCGTTGCAGCACATTTATGAACGACTGCACTTATTACATGGCCAAATTCAAAGACGGAAAGTACACTAGCGATTTCAGCGAGCAGATAGTCGACCATCTCAACTAAGAAAATATGATCTTTGGAGCGTAAACTAATTTCCTTCCAGCCTATGGCCGCGAACTGTATCCGCGAGGTTGTGGGCATTATTTCATTTATGATAATGGAGGTTGGATGTCTATTGACTGCAGCCCGAAGGGAGATAATGGTTCCAAATACAAGCATCCTCTCGTTTTTGCTAAGATGTGTGACCCGACCTTTTATGGTACCATTTGCATTGGTGACTTCTGCTTCGAAGCCAAAGATGTTAACGATTATCTTGATCTGTGCCCATCATACGACCTTCAGGCTTAACTAATGGTCAGACGTAACTAAGTTTGGTGGGAAAAAGTTCGTGACTTCTCCTTCTGGGGCCAGAGACGCAGATAGATCACTGCCAACGATCAGACCTTCCGTTGCTATTCTTCATGGAACGCGAAGACTGAGGGTTATCGCACTAGTCAGGGTAAGTTTGCTTTAGAGAAGCTAATACCTGAGAGTGACAGCACCTTTGGCAGGTAAATCAAGACATCGCTTCTCTAATCATTTAGCAATTTCAAAGCGTTTGATGGAAAGTCAGCTAGAAACGGTGCAGCTTTCTGCCTTGCTGTTTATGACCTTTAATAAAGATAAGACAGTCGCAGAAATTATGGAATCTTCCCACTAGACCATGGAGATCTTTAGATTATCATAACTGGCGTTGAAAGCTACAAGAAGCACATGTCTTACGTGGCTGCGTTTAACTAATGTGATGACAGCAAATATCTCAAAGTAGACAATCTCTATCGTTATTAAGACAACTCCGAAGTCTTGAATTTACATAGAGGGGAGTGTGAGGACAATTCCAAACCTAGCATGATTTTTGGACTAGGAGGCGTTCAATCCAAACCTATTTAAGAATAGCCCATCGAATTGCTCAAGGCTGAACCAACTATGATTGATACTTTCGTTAATCATCCAGAAGAAGATGAATTTGAGGGCGGTGAGCTTGAAGCACCCACCCTCACACGTTAAGATTCTGACAAGTCGATCCCTGATGAAAGACCTCCTAAAGATAACAGGTGTGACCTAGCTTAAATGAACTAACTTCAAAACGATTAGCTCAATGAGTTCATTTAAGACACCGAGAGGTAAATAAATAACACTATTGAAGAAGGTAATTCAGGATTAGCTGAGACAATGCGTAAAATCTCAGAAGAAGAGGGTTAGAATGTTCATCATTGCTAGAAGTTATTCAGCATCTACTTAAAGAACAAGGATAAGAAGCCTAAGCCACCGCGCTTAAAGGAGCGTAGCAATGTGCTCAATCTAATCGCTTCAGGAGTGCTTGAACGATGTGACCTCTTAGTAAGAGGCATAGAGCCTCTAAACGTAAAATTCGGCTTTCAAGTTGAAAATGCAGAGAACACCGCCAAGAATTTCAAGATCTATGCTGACGCCAGGTTGGAAAATTCTTATCATGGCTACAAACATGATGGACGCGTCGCTGAAGGTGTGTCACGTACAGCTTACAAAACTAAAGACGCCATTAAAGTTCATGATTTGAACCGAGGTATAGACGTTCTTCTTAGTTAGATGGATCACACCACTGGTCAAGGTATGGTCTATGGTACTATAAGACAGTTCTCTGAAGACACTCAGAAGAAGATGAAACATTCAAAACTTGTGGAGTAAGGTTCACATCTTGACGAAATTATGGCTGATCGTTTTGCCGCTGCAATCGCTAAAGAGATGGATGCAAACGAAAATCGTCTTAGACGAGAAGTCTTTCAATGCCCTGAAGTTATTGATCATTTTGAAAATATCAATTACTTCATGCACTATCCCAATAAGACAGGAAAGACTACAGCATAATTGGAGGAAGGTTGCCGTTCACTTCTCTCTTTTCTTCTAAATTAGGACAAGCCGAGCAACGTCTACTTTAGAGCTTTCTGCAAATCTGGCGAGAAGAATCAGATAATAGATATCTTCCCAACCTTAATCACTCACAACGGTGTCACAAAGCTTGGCACGTTCAATAGCGAGTGTCGCTATCGCTTAATTAACTGCAGTGATGGCCTTTAAGGTTGCGAGGCTTTCTTGAAAGAGTGGATTTACCTTTTGAAGAGAATGTTTCCATGCTTCTGGTAAGGTGATTCACCCGATGAATTCAAAGAGAAAGTTGATTCTATTCTAAAGAACGTAGCTAACAGGGTAAGCTATGCTACTGACGGATCTCAATATGATTCATGTAATGTATCAGCTATATACGACCCTGTAGCTCTTAATGTCTTTAAGCGCTTTGAAGGCGATTATCTAAACTTAATCAAGCGCAATAAAATTCTAAGCAGATTGATGAGTGCTAAACAGATTGAAACTCTCGTCCGTAACGTGACCGAGTGCATTTCACAATCGACTGGCACGGTCATCTTGACTGGCGAAGGTTTAAACATCTAACCTGAAACTCGTACTGAACTCTAGAATCGTTTGATATAAAGAATGTGCCGCAAGGAGAAGAACATCTTGCCCAGTGACTGTATAGCCATTACCACCCAAGCTACTTTTACTGGCCACGCTAACACTACTATAAAGAATACTATGACTAACATCTTCTTACAATGGTTCGCTTTAGAATCAAACCACAAGGAGATACGTAATTCATTGTGGTACGGCGTCAAGCAGCGCGACATTATGCTCGCCTGCTAGGGAGATGACTTCTGGATGGTCGTCAACGGAGGCAAGTTCAAAATCAATAAGGATGACTACATCACTACTCTCACAAGATTAAACTAAATTGTGAAGTTTTTCAAGCAAACAGAGGGCTTAGCTATGCTCTCTTTGTTTAGCGCAATGTCTCCTGAGGGTACACACACTCCTATTAAAGAAGGTGTTAAGAAGTTTTTATTGCTTACTTCTTATCAAGGTACAAATACAGTTTACCTTAACAAACCCTCGTTATATCACTTGGCTAATTACATACAAGTGAAAGATATGGGCGCCAGCAGATTGCTGGAGCGCATTATGGCTATTATGCTTTACCGCTCCTTATTAGCCGAAGGCAGTGGAGTGGTAACTGCTCATGATCTAGCAGCGTTGACAGCGGTTGATCAACTCAGATTCGAACAACCCAAGCTCGGATACAAATTTGAGGAATTAATTAACAGATTTATTGGTTTAACACCTGTTAATGTCTATTAAGCCTTCATCGGCGCCAGAGTAGACATTCGCCCTCAATTGGAAGAAGATGAGAATATCACCACAACCGCATTCCGAGCTGACGCAGCCCCTAGACCTTAGAAGTGCTAAGTCAACGTTAACGTTGACTGGAAGCCATTGGTCTGTGGTTCCGTGTGCGCACGTGGGCAAGTGGAAAATAATACAACAACACCACCATGCAACGCACCCAACGAGCATAAAACCAACACAAAAGCAATCGAAGAGCTAAATAAGGAACTAGAGCCCCTTATATAAAAGCTCAGTCAGTTCAATCTAAGTAGTAACCAAACCCCAAGCCAAGAGCTAAGGCTCAGTAGGTAAACACTCCCCGACCCACTGCACGCCCGCTTACAGCTAAACATGGAAATGAACGAACGGCTTAAAGAGCTATTGCACCTATAGTACCAAGAACTCCAAGGCAACTTCCTCAACACTAGTAGTAGAAGTAGCTTCAAAGGGAACCGGTCCTAGGATCTCAGCATTTCACGAGCCTTTAAGGAATGTCCATAGGTCATGGAAAGACGCATATTGGAAACTACCCCAGTTACCACAACTCAACCTTCGTTTAAGACACAGGAGGTTAAGTCTTAACAGCCTTAGACAGACATTAGGAAGCCAAACTAAATCCAGGATAAAGTGTGGCTCCCTACGTCTTCTCCAACAATGTCTCTCCATAGCCAACCGGAGTTTTTGCTAACGCCTCAACAATATCGGCAACAGGCTATTTGTCAGTCACTGACTACGGAGGAACAAGAATTTCCGGAGCTTATGAACCAGTAAATCCCAGCTTAGCAAAGGATATACAACCTGGAACGTAAGACTACTTAATTATCGCCTACTGCCCTTCCCTTTCTGCGTACATGGGACCAGGAGGTTACGAAGGAGGACCACCAGATCCCAACTCAATTTACCCCCCTTTGAACACCAACATCCAACCCACGTCCAGAGTGTCTGGATTCATGTGTATGTAGGTAAAAGGGTCCTATAAAGACGTTGGATTCTTCAGAAAAGAGGCCTTCTTCCTCCAAAATTCAGCATGGACTTGCGATGAACTCTATGGAGGGGACTTAGATGGAATTAGTACTGGAGGATTTTTCTATGCTGCAGAGGCCGATCTAAACGAGTTAATACCAGACGCAACCTTGGTAAGAAATAGATATAAAGGAAACGTCACTTTCGGGTCGATCCCTAATGGAAACTATGTTATAGAAGAGGGGGCTGAACCCAGCTCAATTAACCCAGGAGGCTGGTCAATTAATCAATTAATTTAAAATTCCACCACTACGAGCAGAACATCTCAACCCTTCTTAAAGTCGGCCGTCGTAAACAATGACATAATAAACGAATCAATTAATGTGTCATAGTTCGGAGGCTAACTCGAAGGAAGACTCAGTTACAAGTCCGCTTATTCAGAAATGGTCAATTATATAATAGTTGAGACAGCATCTAAATAGCTCACTGGAGAGTAGCCAGCGGACACAGGCCCTGGTTCGAGAGATACAGGCGATCTTTCCTATGACATCTCAATGTCCCTCAGAGGTAATTTAATCTTTTACCCAAATCCTGCAGACGCAGTCACAAGAGGAATTTTCAAAGCTTCAAGCTTTGATTAAAGTCATTTAGGAGAAGGTAATCCCAAAGAAATGTCAACCATGGCATCAATAACAGATGGAATCCAGCCAGAACACTATCAAAACCACCACTCAGTTCGGGGAAGCCTACCTCAAGGAAGAATCAGAGACTGGTTTAAGAAAGTCTGGAAAAGGGGAAAAGAATATGCAGCGGACCATTGGAAAGAAATGGTGCCGGGAATCATCGATTTCGGAAAGCATCTCTTGCACGCGGAAGCTCCCGTATAAACGATAGAGCACAGTCTGTACGCCAAATCCGATTTAATGAAGTAATTCTACACGATGCAATGCATTACGAATTTACTCCCACAATTGGAAATCCTCAGGGAAGGAGAGCATTTAGAGACCCATCGCTCAAAACGAGAAAGACTCTAGAAAATAATCTCCAGGCTAATAACAAGAGTAGCCGCTGTTCAGGGACGAGCTGTAGACATAACTGTAATTGATCCGGAAGCTTGCGAACGACTCTTCAAAGGAAAGAAGTCCCCCTCGTACTATTATCAACTCTCCCTTCAAAAGCTGTAATAGTTCCAGCTCAAACAGAACTTAGTAAGTGAACCTTAGAACAAGGCTACACCCCAACCTATCGACGAACAGGACGAAGATTCGTTCTCTCAGTCTGGATCAGATTCGTCTGACTACGAACAATTAGACGCTGCAGGCATGTAAAAAGCGCAAGTGAAGTAGGAATACCAACAAGAATCACAGTACCGAGAGCAGGTGGAAAAGGACAAAGCAGAAGAAGAAGAAGTCCAAAATAGGAAGCACCACCACCACCATCATCAACACCACCACCACCATCGCAGGAGGTGTGAGGGCGAGGAACCTGAGAAAAAGACAGGAACGTCCGACTAGTCCAGTAGCCGAACCGGCAAACTGAACTGACAAACCTAGGTGAGTCGTAATCACCAAAACTATACTAAACAGGGCATATCCCAACATCAAGCGAAGAGAACTTGCCACTCTCTTCGTTTCAAGTAACGTATTAAATTACGTTCCCCAAATACCGTCGCACCCCGAGTCGCGG